TCGTATTGCTTTTTAGTAATTGGTTCATAGGGTGCTTGGACATATCCTGTCTCCTCGTACTTTAAAAACGAAACAGCTTTTAATCTTGTTTCATACATTTCTAGCGCATCTTTAATTTGCGGTGCCTCTTCAGGCTTGAACGTCACCGTAATAGACACCGAGTTGTCGGCCCAGTAATGCTGGTATTGCGCTGCCATTTCCAGTTGTTCCCACATCGAAACTGATCTCTTTCCTTTTTGGAAATAAGGCTCATGGACAGGAAACTCAACACACACGGTATTAGGCGAGTATTCATCATCTTCCATATTATAACCTGCTTCGGCTAAAGTTTTAAGTAATTCTGAATCTTTTCCGAATCTAATACGTCTAATATAATACTCGTCTTCTGGGAAGTGGATTCCGGGGGTTGAGCCATTAAGTAGCGAAACCGTCCCACTTGGCTTAATACTGGTCATGCGAATAGATTTAGGAATACAAAGCCAGTTGGAGTATTCCTGATCAAGCTCCTGTACATACTCATAGGCATTGTCGCACCAATTGAGCATTTCGCGCTTGCCGTGCTTATTGAATGCCTGTACAACACCAGACTGAGACAAGCCGATGCGGCGGTTCTTGAGCATCTTTGCGTTAGTCTCTGGCCAGTGTGTATTGGACAGGGTGATGGTCTTTCCATACAGATACGCAATCTTCAGCGTTCTAAGGTAATCTTCGTAGTCGTCGTGCTTTGCTGGAAATGTTTCCACTAAGCAACACAACTCCGCATCCTCTAACTGTTGCTCAACGCACGGATTAAAACCAGCAACGTTGATGTCATCAAAGCGAGGACCATCTTTAAAGCGTCCACGTGTACGCGCGTTGTTCAGCCAAATGTATCCTGGTTCTCCATTCTTCTGTGATTGCGCGGCGTGCCAAGTATAGTCCATACCCACCACAGCATTGAAGGAGTTGTTTGATCCCCATCGGTGGTGATAAAGCTTCTCTTGATCGTTCTTCATCTCAAGATACTGGCGATCATCGTGGGCGCCCATAGCCAATGCAGCAGAACGTCGGACATTACCGGCTACCACACAGCGACCAATAAGGTTTTCTGTGTCCACAATATCTACAGACGTGATTGGTTCCCCAACTTTAGCAGCGTATAGCTCTGTAAGGTTTTCGTGAAGCTCCTTAAGTGGAGCGTATCCCGATGATGTACCACCGAACCCCTTAATCAGCGCGCCTTCAGGACGAATGGCCGAGTAATCAAATTTAGGCACCTTGTTACCAAAAAAGAACCCATCAAGCAGAGTATGTACAGAATCAACCCAGCCTTCGCGTGAGTCATCGATTACCAGCGTATCGTTGGTGTATTGAGGTTCTTTGATTGTGATACTATTTTCACCCTCAGTATCAAAACCAACGCCGATACCAACCATCAATGCGTCCATCATCCATGCAAACAGATAGCCACCCTTAGTTGCGAGGTCGCGAGTTGAACGGAAAGCGCAATTAAACAAGCCAGCGGCTGTGCGCTCTTCAACAAACTTAGTGCCCATCATCCATAATCCTCTACCGGGCGGCGTCCACTTGAGGGTAAACAGACGATCGTATGCATCTTTAGCAGTTCGTTGAGCTTTATTGTCATTCCATTCAAGCCCCAACAAGAAAACGTGCTGCTTTTGCATATTGAACATGCCTTCAATAACGCGGCGGCAAGTTTGCCACCACTCTTCCGTGCCGCTAGCCTCGGGATCAAATTCGTTAAGGCGGCGGGCATACGTACGCTTAAATGTAACGTACCCCAATGGTCCCCACGGCACTTCAGAATCCTTGTATGGATCGATAAATGTGTCAGACAATCTAAATCTGCGGATATTCTCCAGTGTTCTCATTTGCGTTTTCCTTTTCGTAATTTAGTATATTTAGCTGATAGTAGCTGCTTCTGTGCTGCCGGGTCTAAAGCTACAGGCGCAGTAACAACGTTAGTTTGCCCTGGTGCGTTAGCGATGGGTGGCTTAGGCAGTATCTTAATATTAACATTGGACGTGTCCATGAAAATAGGGTATACCATCCCATCGGGTCCATTTCTGTTTTTGGCAATAAAAATCTTGCCTTGATTGTTTTGTTTGTCCTCGATCGTGCGAGAAACCGAGAATATGAAGTCTGCTACGAAGCACTTGTTGAATGCTTCTGAGATCTGCTCCATTGTAATCACTTCTGCGCTCAAACCTGAGCGGTTTGTCTGTGATGCTGTCCAGATAGGACATTGAAACTCCGTAGATAATGCGCGTAGTTCCTCATAAATAGATTCTAGTTCGTTTCGTTTCTCTTTTCGTACTGTAACTGGCTTAAGAAGATCGGCGTAATCTACTATGATCATTCCTGGGTTTATTCCTCTTTTAACAAGTCGTGATAAATGTGCACGGATTGTGTTGGTAGATGCCGACTTCGTAGGATACTCCTTAATAATCAGATTGCCTTCAAAATCTTTAATCTCTTCGTATATCTCTTGTTTAAAATTCTTGATGTCTGAGAGGGGATAGCCGGTAATGCAGCTGTCATAGCGGTTGGCGATCACTGTGTCCTGTAGTTCCAATGTATACTGGACTACAGTTTTACCCTCTCGCAATGCAGCGGCGCCTATATGTACCAGCAGCATGCTCTTACCAGCGCCGGTCGGAGCAATCACGACTCCCAACTCGCTTTTTCCTAAGCCACCGCCAACAATCGCATCAATGTCTTTCCATCCAGTTGTGATCGGATTTCTGTGCTTGGGCTTGAACCTCTCTTCAAAGTCAGCCATGTAATCATAACCGAAGTTGTTCTCGGATCCAAGTTTAAGTGAATCGTTAATCACCTTAGAGATCTCATCAAACGAACATGTCTGAAGCAATCCGACAGACTTCATCATGGCCTCTTTAAGGTTCTGCTTGCGACAGAAGTCTAGCGATGTCTCCTTAATATAATCATTGTCTTGAAGCTCGCGAGTGTGGATGCGTGCGAAATATTCTCGCACCATTCTCTGCGTAACCTCGTCCTCACTCTCAAGCTCGGTGCGTACAATCGTCATCATCGCATCCAAAGATGGATGGGTGTTGTACTTGGCTCTGTATGTGATGATCTTGCGTAGAAATACTTGAAGATACTCAAGCTCTAAAAAGTTAATGTCCAGTACTTCTGTGATTTGATCCGCGAACGGTCTATCCTCAAAGATTAGCTGAACAAGCCCTTCTTGGAAGGTTTTTCCGTACCTTCCGAAGTTTGCTTTTTCTGCGATCATTAATGCCCTCTGTTTTGTCTTGTAATTATAGCTGATCCCCCCCGAATGTCAAGGTGAATTCAAAATTTATTGAGTTGCTCCGTCAACACACTCGTAGTTGATCTTGTTTAACTGTGATTTAAGATCCTCCCAATTTAACTCACCAAATCCGTCTTCGCGCATCATGCGAATTAGCTCTGTCCTATTGAAATCACACTCAAAATTCTCTACCGCCTCTTGTGTAAACTGCTTTGCTTGGACAGACATTTGGGGCGCGTAAAGTTGCATCATTTTATAGTTGTGTTCCACCAACTTTTTATTCTCAATCACATTGTTATAAAATTGTACACGTGATCCTTTTGTGCTTTTAACGCAATAGTCGAGAACATCCGGGATATTGTAATCTTTGTCTTCTCCAAGAAAAGGCAGGCGCTTTTGAATTGTCTTTAATCCTGCACCTTTAATGCCGGGCAAGTTGTCGGATGCATCACCAGCCATCGCACGTGCTAGAGCCATGTTGCGAGGGTGAACGCCAGTCGTGTCAACAATGCGCTTTGTGTTCAGCATTTCATTCACAGTGGGGCGCCATAATACTGTCTCTTCGTCACACAATTGCATAAAATCTCTATCATTTGACACAATAATCTTTTGCCAGCCTTCGTAGTGTTTCATCTGTGAGACATAGGAAATAATATCATCTGCTTCAATCTGGGGAATGAGGACTTGTATAATTGGCATCTCATTCATATATTCAATAATACGCTTCTGCTGCCAAATCTTATTGGCCAGTTCCTCATCTTCCGTTAGGTTGCGAATAGCACGATTAAGGCGGATAGGCTTTCTACCTGCCTTGTAGTTCTTATCCATATTCTTGCGCTTGCGGGAGCCATCAGGACCATCCCACGCAATAATGATATTGTCTGGTTTTGTCTCCCGAACCAGCTTCTGTAAAATC